GTCAGACATCATAAATGCAAACTTGTCTTCGTACGTTTTCTGTAAGTCTGCTATGGAATTATTAAAGTTATCAAAAGTTGTTTTTTGTTGGTCTAATTTAGGTTTTAAAATATTGTTATATTCATCTCTAAACGCACTAACATAACTGTTTAATTGAGATGCAGCTGCATTGACCGCATTAGCGTTGGCTTCAGTTTTGTTAGCATTGTATTTGTTAAGGGCTGCGTCATAAGCACTCTTTAGTCTAGTTTGTTCTGCTACTTTAGAGTTAATAGTGTCACGAGTTGCGTTATAAGCAGTTGCTGCTTTTTCTGCGTTCTCTTCTGCTGTCCGTAAAGCTTCAGCCGCAGCTTGCGTTTCTCCATATGCACCGCTAAACTTATCTAATGCTAGATTTACAGGTTTATCAATTATCTTTTTTAAATTTTCGTACGCATCTTGTTTAAATTTACCAAAAAAAGCATCCCCTGCTAACTCAGGATTACCACTCATCGCAGTGGTCATACTTGTTGTAACTGCTGTAGTTAAAGCTGATTTTTGAGCAGCGCTAAGTCCTTCAAAACCTGACTCTTTTAGCAACCCGTCCATAAACACACTTACGTTTGTGACTTTATCGACTATGCCGCTTATGTACCCTGTAGAATCAACAGCAGAAAGAAGCTGTGCGCCAGATAAGTCTGCTCCTCCTACCTGTGCAGCAACGGTGGCAAACACATTTTCCTTTACTTCTGCATCTAATTTATCCCAGCTGGACTGTCCCCCTGTAACTTCTTTTATTTTCTCATCTACAAGACCAAGAGTAGCGGACACAGACGCTGTCAGCCCTCCATTTTTAAAGGCTTCTACAGGGTCTTGACCATATACCAAGGCTGTAGCAGCTTGTTTACTACCCGCGCCCACTATGTTAGCTACTATATCAGAAGCTCCTGCTTGAGACACAGCTGTGCCAACTTGTTTGGCGGTAAAACCTCCTATTTTTGCCCCTGCATACGCTACAGTAGCTGCTTTTATAGCCTCTTCTAAATTACCTCCTTTTGCTAGAGTACCTGCCCCACTGGCTAGTGGTATAGCCCACGTTGATGCTGCTGTAACCGCTGCCTTGGTAGTTCCTAATAACGCTGCTGTTGGTCCTGCAGCTACAGTGGTGGCTATTACGGCTATGGCTTCTATTGGGTTGTCTATGGCGTAATTAACAATATCTCCAACACCGTCAATAACAGGGTTTATTATATCATCCACGACCCACTCAGCCGCTTGCACAACCACATCGGTCACACCATTTACGATATCTTCAGCGGCACTTACTATGGGGTCTAAAACATCACGAATGATGTCAAACACATCATCTATTACGTTACTCATTTATGCGACCTTCTCAGGAAATTTTACTAAAACTCTAATCAATTTACCCTTTTGCCCTTTCATCATATAACCTTCTACACCTGTATCTCTAAACGCTTTACCTATAGCACGAACCGCAGGTTCTATAGTCCCTACGTCAAAATCCACAGAATAATGAGTTACACCTTTATTTTGCAGTAGTTTTAAGTATTTTATAGTGTTTGCAACAAAATTACGAGCGGTATCAACATTAAATGCCCTACCATGTAGTTTATTCTTATTTTTATCTTTACCCCTGTGCGCTAGAAACACAGTGTTACCTACTTGCAACACGTCCGCGCTCTCCATAGTAAGTTCTTTTGATATACTTATAAGGGCTGATTGAGGTGTTACTCCTTCTCTCAATGTGCCTCCTCCAACAGACATAGATATTATGGTAGGAGCAGATAAAGGTTTTTCTTTACTATCAACAACAGTTGCCATTATGTGACCTCTAGTATACTGGCAACGACGTGTAATCGGTTAGCTGTGGCAGCAGTAACTTTTAATATTTCTGAAGCTTGCACAACGAGAGGTTGGGAGAGCAGTTCTACCGTGGTGTTTGCAGATATGGACTTGGTCTTAAATAAACTGAACACATCAGAACCATTTGTTATCGTTAGGGTTATAGTATCTGCGTTACCAGAATCTTCAGATACAAGTATTGATTTTACTATGGCTGTGGTGGCTGTGGCACACGTATATAGAGTGGTTACACTTGTCGAGGATAGGTCAACTTTTGCATTTACATATGTATTAGGCATTAACTAAAAAACCAACTTATAGCTTGTGATCGTTCTGCTACGGCATTACTTCGTAAAGCTTCGTCTAACTGATTAAAATATAACCGCAACACATTGTTTTGTTGCATCGCATCCCCTTGGTTGTATTCCTCTTTAGGTATAGGAAGTGCGGGGGCGCGAAAAAGCACATTATAATTTGTTTCACCTACTGACATTATCTCCTCCCATCAGGTCTCATATCTATACGTGGAGACCCTAACTGCCATTGTACTCCCGTTGTATCGGAGTGTACCTTCATGGTTATGTGGCGACCTCGTACCCGTGTGTGTATTTGCTCGGTATATACCTCTACTGGAGTCGTAGCAGAACGTGTTACCGTACCTGTACCCACTCCTCCCTCGGAAGAAGGAGAGTTCCGTCCTGACCCAGAAGAGTTTAGTGGCTCTAAAGTCATGTTTACAACAGGCGCATCTGCTGTAGACCCTGTAAAAGATATATCGGGAACCATTCTTGACACCATCATAAACTGATGACCATCATCTAGGTCAAAATCTGCGGAGGTTATAAAAGAAGATATGGCTGTTGTAGTGCTTGTCTCGTTATCATCTACACCATCTTCGTGGTTTACCAACGTGTTAGTGGTTGTAGCAGCGACAGGAAAATCTCTTGTGCCTGAGTCTTTCCATGCTGTCCTGCCCAGATTACCAAAATACCATATATTCTCTAAGTAATTATATATAACGTACCTATCACACACATCTGCACTTGCAGAACAGTAGAACCACCATATCTCGTGAAATGCTTCGTTTGTACCAGCAAATACTTGTGGTGCTTGGTCAAGATTAAAGTCATTAAATATATAGCGTCTAACATCACAAACTAAGGTGGATGTTGCACCATCGTACTTGTAGAATTTATCTGCCCCCATCCAGTAAGCTATACCATTAGCGTATGCCACAGCATTTTTAGACACTATAGATATATTTTCTCCTACAAGAGTAGCTCCCCATACTATGGGTGGTCCTGTGTACTGTAGGGCATATAGAGCAGCATCTGTCCACACTAATATAGCTTGACGTGATTGAGCTGCAGCCACGATCTCAGACCCTTGAGACAAACGTAAACTACCTGCTTGATTAGTGGCAGCAGGAGTCCAATCGACAACACTCTCTTGGTCAGACCATCGTATGAGCATAGGATCAACTGTGCTACTGCCTATGACATTTGTACCAAAACAAAATACAAACCGACTGACATCAGACACGATAAGCGTGTTGTGAACGGTGGGTACATCTGATGCCCCTGCTAGACTAGAAACAAGCACACTTCTTGTGCTAACTCCGTTTGTGGCATCCCAAAAAAATAATTGACTACCCTTATGACCAAACACCAAATCTTCTCCAAAGTTGTATTGATGCCATAATCGTAAAGGTTCTGAAGACGTACCACCAAAACCATAACTACCTGCGCCCCAAGATCCTGCACCCCAACCAGATAAAGGGTTTACGTTAGCGTTACCCACGTTTATTTGATAGTCGGCATCTACTCCTGACCCCCCGTTTCCAGAGTCATCTGAGGTTGCCGTAGCACTCACAACAAAAGTATATGTATCGGTTGTAACATTGACTATTTGATGTTCCGCGTTGAGTATAGCAGCTGTTATATTACCTCCCAGGTCTACAGCTCCCGATATGGTAACAAAATCCCCTTCGATAGCTCCATGAGAAGTATCAGTGGCTGTGATTGTGGTAGATCCACTCGTAGCAGAAAAAGTAACCCCATTAGTTGTGGTCTTTCGTAGGGGAGTTACATCGAAATACCCACCTCCACTTTCTATGTAAAACTTTAAATTAGTTCCTACACCCATAAAATTTCTGCTGTCTAGAGTTATCCAGTTCCATAAAGACCTACAAGTTCCTAGAAACACGTTTGTAGATAGTTGTCTCCACCCCCCTATCTTTTCAGGGTATCCCTGCCTAAATCGCACCTTATCACAATCGTACCACCCGCCTTCACTTGCATAACGAGTTTTCTCTCTATTGACCCCAGGTTTAAAAGCTACTTTTTTTACAGGCATAATTACATCAATTCAAAATGTGGTCCATCTATGAACGGGCGACGACCTTGAGATCTACGTAC